TAAAAACAATCTTTAGGTTTGGATTAACAGTCAGTGCTGCTTTAACCATAGTGTCTCCGTGGAAAGTTGCGTTGTTAAGACTAAAGAGTCCAGGAACAGGGAGTTTGGTCTTGCTGTCTATCTGTAAAGGCCATGGTGCTGATGCTGCTCCTGGACCTTCCATAAATAGTTCTCCGTTAGGGCAGGACATATTTTGTGTAGGAATAGAAGACTTTACCTTTGTAAAACAAACCTCATGGATAATTGATGGAAAGTTTTTTGAATTAATTGCTGAATCAATAATTGCTAAAACCTTTTGATCTTCTGCTTGTGCTGGTGCAAGTGCTGTAAATGCAATTGCAATTGATAGTAGTGCTAGTAGTGCTTTCTTCATTTTGTTTCTCCTTGTTGTTGTTGTTATTGTTTGATTTTTAAAACTACTTGGCATGGGTCTCCGCCTGCTTCCCACTCTTCTTGCTCTTCTTTATCCATATACGGATCACCTTCATGTGTATTGCAGAATGGCTCTGTTACCCATCCTCTTTCAATACCGTTTTCAAGCCAGATTTCAAACTCGTCAAAATCTGATTCTATGTTTTGAATGTCCTTTAGAATCTCTTCAAATTCTTCGCTCATATTAAAAGTATACTCCTAAAGACTGACAATGTCAACTGGTCCCATGCACGATGGGTTAAATTTAATTGCAGCATTGACTGCTTGGACTACTCTATTCCTTGCATTTTTTTGTTTATCTGTTGCATATAAAACCCCATATGCATACTCTGATCCAGATCCCATAGCCAGATATGGAAGCATGTACTTAGATAAAGACATATCTCCAGAACTGTGTTCATAGATTTGTCCACGAACTGCAATAATTAATCCAAGGTCTCCTTCTTTAGATGTGTCAACCCAGAACTCATTGTAAAATTCACGAAGTTCTTTAATAAACTTTGTATGCATAAATCTATCTGTATCTTTGAGAGTGGGAGCAGTTGGTTTAAAGTTGTGACGAATTCTTTCTCCGTCCATTGATCCTGCATAGCCAATTAAATAGGGACCAGTTTTCCAAACCTTTGGTGCTTCAAGTGCTAGAATGGTACCATCATCTGATGCACCACGATCTCCAGCCATATAAACTTTGTCTTCATGTTTTAAAACAGCAATAACGGTCATGCAAAAGCCCCTCCAGATAGGTGTTACTTAAGTATACCATTGCCCAGAGGGGGCTGTCAAGCAAGGTCAATAATGACTAATTAGCTTTTTTGTCTACTGTTTTAAATGCATCATTGATTTCTGACAATGATAGCTTTCCATCGTCCAAAAAAGCCCTAGCCAGCCTTTCAATAACTGTTGCTACTCCTAAGAGTCCTGCAAGCATGACTGCTTGTACAGTTTCAATTCCTACTACGGCTCCTGCTCCCAAGACTGATAGTCCTGATGCTGCGAATACCGCAAGAATTCTCATTAAGATATTAGTGATTGCTTTTTGTGGATGTTCATTTTTAGGTGGTTCTACTACCTTTTTAACTGCCATTATTTATCTCCTTTTCCTGCAAAGTATCCACCAATAATTCCTATTAGTCCTACTAATGCATTTTGAACTAATGCAATTGCATCTGAGTTAGTTGAAAACTTTTCTCCAGATGTTGCCTGTTGCATTAACATTGAAGAGTATTCTCCAATTACTACAAGACCAATGAAACCTAAGATACCTAGGGTTATTGCCCACATTAATTTATCTTTCATTATTTATCCTTTCTTAGTGGAATTGTGATTAGCCAGACTATTGTTACTGCTAATACTGCAATACCAACAATGTCTCTTGCTGATCCTGTCAAAGTTAGCCATGCGATAAAGAAGCCAAGGAGGGTGAATGCTTGTGCAATTAATTCCATTCCTGCATCTTTAAACCATTTAATTAAACCTTTTAGTACTTTGCCTACTAGGTTTGTGGCCTTATTGATTATTTTCATTTGTTCCTCCTTATCATTGCCCCTGCAATTTGTGATACGATGATCACTGGTACAACTACTTCTTGAGCTTTTTCTCTCTGATCATCTGTCATATCCATACCTAATTCAGAGAAATTAGATAGGAGTTCTGTAACATCCACTTCAAATACCGCTCCAAGTGGGTCTGCTAAAAATGCTTCTGTTTGTACTTCTGTTGTTGCATCTGCTAATGTAAATGGCATTGGGGTATCTCCCGCATCCCCTGATCTTTCTGCAAACTCAACAAAGGCTGCTGCTACCGCAGGATTAGATTTCATCTGCTCGGCAATCTGTGCAACTTCTGAAGGCTTGATACCAAGATCCCTGGCAACCTCTTGCTTTGCTTCTGAAGCCAGGGCTCTAAGCGTTTGGCTAACTGCCGTTACTTGTTCAGGGGAAAGAACAACCAACTTATTATCTCTGCTTGTAAGGTTAGCAATAACTCCAGACAAATCTTCTGATGTTCCAGTTCCTTTTTCAGGAACCAACGCTGCTAAAACCTCATCTTTTATTACTACATCTGGTGTCTTCCAAGGGTTCTCTGCTGGCCTTGGTCCAGGTTCTGGCTTAGGTTCTGGCTTAGGTTCTGGCTTAGGTTCTGGAGTTGGCTCTACAGGAGGCTCTGGAGTGGGCTCTGGCTTTGGTTCAGGGCTTGGGGCAGGTGTTGGCTTGGGCTCTTCTGGCTTAGGCTTGTCTGTCGGTTCTGGCTTAGGTTCTTCTGGCTTAGGCTTGTCTGTTGGTTCTGGTTTAGGCTCTTCTGTTGGCTTAGGTTCTGGTTTGTCTGTTGGTGGATCAGATGGCTTAGGCTTTTCTGGTTCAACGGTTGGCTTTGGTTCTGGAGAAGGCTCTGGCTTAGGTTGATTGGCTGCAGCATTGGCTGCTGCTTGAGCCATAGCAGCATTAAGTTCCCTTTGAGACTGCTCATCATAATAACGCCATGCATCATCAATTGCACTATTAACATTATTAATTGCTTGATCGTATGCATTTATAGCATTATTTTTATTTTGCAATGCTGTTACAACATTTAAACTTGCATTCTCGGCCTCAGTTGTTTTATTAGTTAAGGTTTGATTGTAACCATTTAATATTGAAACCTCTTGATTATAAATACTTAGTTTATTATCATATACAGCCTGTGCTGAGGCAACCGCATCACTTAATTCTTGACTTGGAGCACTTCCTATAATAGTTTTTATAATTACATTATCAATAACGTACCAGTCATCATTTGCCCAAAAATATATCTCATGAATTTGTTTCCCAGGAAGCGCATCTAAAACCTCTTGATGAACATATCCTGGATAATTTGAATTAACATTGTCTTGAATTGTAAAGTTATATGTTGTTCCATCTGTATGTCTAACCATAGCAGTGGCATCCCCATTTTTTGCAAATACAGAAAATTTAACTTGAGTAACTGCTCCACCACTCCAATTGGCAACACGAAAAGCAAGTGTCTGAGTTGGTAATTTAAGATGTAGTGCTGGTGGGTTAACTAAATCATTACTTGGCGTTTGTTCGCTTCCATAAAAATATCCACCATTATTTGTTGAAGTTATACTTACTTCGGTACCAACAGAGTTTCCATTTGAGTCTATTGATCCAACTATAAATATACTAAGGGCACCTGCAGGCCAATTTTGTCTACCATTATTTATACTATTATTATTAAAATCTTCTGTTGTAATATCAGTTATTGAGCCAGACTGGGTTGAAAGGTTTATGTTGGCTATATCAAGAGCATCCTGTGCATTATTTTTATTGGTTAGAGCAGTTGCTACTACTACTGTTTGTCCATCTACTGCTGTTTGGGCTAATGCTTTTTGTTCCCCTGCCGTGGCTTTTAGGACAAGGGAGTTATCATAAAGAGTGGATGTTTGAGACTGGGTTGATTGTGCAGATACTGCAAGGTCATACTTATCTTCTGCCTCTTCTATTAAGGATATAAATTTATCCTTGTAGCCAAGGTCGTCAATGCTATCGTTGAGGTCTTCAATTTCTTGGGCTGCAACTGTGAGGGGATCATCAGAGTGAGCACCTTCTGGGGATATAAGAAGCCAGCCAAATGCTAATAATGTGGCTGCTGCTATGCGTAGTAGTTTTTTGATTACTTTTCCCCCTTGCAGACTGATGTCTGTTAGGGTTATTATATCATTTTATTGCACAAAAAAGGGGCTACCGTAATTGGTAACCCCTTAAATGTTGGACTAATTACTTGACGTAAGTAACCTTAGCCTTTGGATTCTTTGCATTCCACTTCTTTGCAAGTGAATTGAAAGCATCCTTAATTGACTTAAGTGCAGCAGCATTATCTGCTGTTAACTTAGCGATAGTTGCATCCTTAGCAAGGACAACTGCATCTGAAGCAGTCTTTGCATCAGCAAGTGCCTTAGCAAGAGCAGCATCTGAAGCAGTCTTTGCATCTGCAAGTGCCTTATCTGAAGCAACCTTAGCAGCAACTGCATCTGCAGTAGCCTTTGCAAGAGCAGCATCTGAAGCAGCCTTAGCAGCAACAGCATCTGAAGCAGCCTTTACGACTGCAGCATCTGAGATTGCCTTAGCAGCAAGTGCTGCATCCTTAGCAGCAGTTTGTGCTGCAAGTTCTGAAACTAGATCACGAACTGTGATTTCTGCAAACGGTGCAAGTGCACGAGCAGGTAGACCAACTACATCAGCAGTTGTTGCATCTCCAGCAGTTGTTGGGCTGAATGTGATTAGTGATCGTGTTCCAGTTGCTGGAAGTGTTGCGACAAACTTTGCAACTCCAAAATCTGAAAGTGTAGCACCAGTTGTTACTGTTGCTGTATCCATAACTGCTGTTGAAGCAAACACTGTTGCAGTGATTGACTTAGCAGATACCTTGTTACCAAATGTATCTGTTGCAGTTACTGAGATGTCTTGCTTTGTACCAGCAGCACCAGCAGCAGGAGCAGATACTGTAAGAGTATTAATCTTACCAGCAGTTCCCTGTACGTAGTATGTAAGTTGTGTTCCACCATTGGTGATTACAACTGTACCAATTGCTGTTGTCTTTGTGTAGACATAAAATGTTGCTGTTGTTCCTGTACCAGTGGCAATCGTCAAAGATGATGATCCTGATGTTGCTCCTACTGGTGCAGCAGTTGTGTGTAGTGCAGACACGATTGTTGCATTTGTTGCTACGACTGAAACGCTTGTTCCAACATCAACTGTTGCAATAAACTTTAGTGCGTCAGCAGCATCTACTGAGTTGTCTGCAGGGACTGGTAGTGATGCAGGCGTTGCGATTGCTGATGCTGTAGTGTTTGCTACAGTGTCAAGCGATACAGCGACTGTCATTACAGCAGCGTTTGCAGGCGTTGCTACGATTGTGCCCAGAGTCATGGCTGCAACCATGGCTAGAGCGATTTTCTTAAATGAATTCATTCTTTCTCCTTGTTTATAGTATTTTTAGTCTGTCCAGGTAGTCTTTTATATCTTCTATCTGGCTAGTCTTATAGTGTATCACATTCTCAGGTAGTTCGTCAAACTGCTTAGGCCTATCCCTAAAAGTATGAACTTCTACCTCAGTGTCTGTATTTTTTGGGGTATGTGATATTGCCCCAAATATTGCCCCACACACAGCATCAGCCAAGTCCTTTGACTTTTTGCGTGGGTGGTCAACTCTGTCATTTTTCATTATTTTTAATTGTGTTAGTTCATCGAACAAGAGTTCGATTGCAGGCATTACTAATCTTTCCTCATATACAAGCATTGCCATATCCTCATAATGTTTTTTAGCAACAGAAACAGTATCAGTTCTCATACCTACCTGCTTCAATTCATTTTGAATATCAAAAGATTGCCAACGGTCAAACGAAACCATTCCAATATCAAACCCTATTCTTCTAAGATTTTGAATCCATTGCTTAACTTCTGAAAGATTAACTGGGCCTTCAACCTTTGGTTCCCACCACACTACTGCATCTACTACTACAATTGGTGCTACCTGTTCATAATTATTAATGACCTGTATGTTTACCCATTTTTCTACGTGAGCAATAGCAACTGCACACTTGTCATGCTTTTGTGCAAGGTCAGCATGAACATAATATTTTTTATTTGGATCTGGCTTAAATGATTCATCAAACCTTTTGAATGTATCTATTGGGTTTCTTAATGTCATACAGGCTCTAACTTTTTCATGCTGTTTAAAAAATGCATCTGATGCAAAAGTTGGTACACATGCAAAGCGCATCATTGCATCTCCTAAATCTGTATAGAAAGCAATCTTAAAGTCATCAATCTGTCTTGTTGGGTTTACCTCCCATGTAGGTCTTTTTAGTGCGAATACTCCTGGGTATTTGTAGGAAACAATATGATCTTCATCCCACGAAATTTCTAATGAATTGTTTGGATCATCTTCTGGTAGGTCTGGGTTAAGAATAAACTTGTGTGTTCTTTCAACAAGTTCTTTTTCAAGAACGACATCATCATATTTTTCTGAAATATAGTCTCCTGGATATCTTGGGAAAGAAAGCAAAACTACCTTACCAAGGTCTGGGAAACGAGAATCTACTGATCCACGGAAAGCCTTATAGATGTTCTCAGCAGTCTTTCCTTGCTCATTACCAGTTCCAACCTCAGATGCAAAACCAGAAATCTCATCAAGTACTGCAAGAAGAAGGTTTAAACCCTCATGTGATTCTCTTTCTGAGTGACCAGAGTAAACTGTAATAGACTTGTTAAACTCAACTGAATCTGCTTTTGCATAATACTTTCCAGCAAACCAAGGGGACTTCTCAATCTTACTTTTAAAACCTTTAAAGAAAACATTCTTTGCTTGTTGTGCGTTAATAGCCACATTAATAAGATCGATAGCATCCCCAGATGGCTTACCATAATATTTTGCTGGGTCTTTTAAGCACAGAAGTTTATACACAATATACGCACAGGCTACTGTTGATACAAAGTCTTTTCCAGATCCCTTGCCAAGTTGGAGAATAATTTCATTCTTAGTATACTTATCAAAATATCTTGAGCCTTCAACTTCTCCCAAAATATCAATGAGATCTTCTTTACGATAAACCTGGCTCATGGCCTCAACAATAGAATACTGTACATCTGATAGTGGTGGTTGGCCTAAAAATGCCTCTCCCTCAACAAAAGTTTTTGCATCTACTGGAGTCTCTTCAAAGTTATTGTCCTTAAGCACTTCAAGAAAATCATTGAATGTCGTGGACAACTGTAATCACCTCATTGTCTTTTGCAAAAGAAGACAGTCTACGCATAATTTCATCACGAACTTGTGGATACTCAGATGCAATATCTTTTAATATTGAAACAAGTACTTCTTGACGGCGCTCAATTTCCATCATCTCTTCTGCAAGTTCTTTATTCTCAAGAAGTCCAGCCTTTTGTAACATATCAATACGCTTAGATTCAATATCCATAACAAGTTTAATTGCTGCTGTCTTTGCGCTAAGATTATTTGTCATTGATGCCTCATCAATAACTTCGTATGTTCGAGATACTAACTTGCTATAGTGTGTGTCAGCAGCAGCAAGGGCTTCCTTAGCACGAGCACGGATAGCATCATTAGCAGATGCCATAACTTTCCACTCATTGATAAGAGTCACAACTTTTGTTCTTGGTATGTCTAACTGCTTAGATATTACCGTTGGGTCATTTCCTTTTAGGTATTCTTCTACCACCTGATTTACTTGATCAAGGTGCTTGATTAAATCATCTTCAGTTGACACCGTTTAACTCCCTTGCTATTTTTAATAATATTAAATAGCCAACAAGATCGTCTATATCATTATCACCATAGAACTCTGTGCCTCTTGATATACGAGATAACTTATCATCAATTCTAATTTTTATTTGTTCTGTGTTATCTGCTTTTGAAAATATCCTAATTGGATCAATTGCAGAATCTCCATATGATTTATTTTTTGCAATCAGCATTTCTTTAATCTCATCGCAAACTTGACCAATTGTAAACTGTGTCTCAAAACTCATTGTCTATCTCCTCTTCTATATCCCAATCAAACGCTTCTGGAATACCTTTTAGCGCAGCAAACGCAAAAACAAAACCAACAGTACCTGCAACAGCAAGTGCTACGAACGCTTTTTCAACTTTATTCATCGTTTTGACCTCCTTAATCCAAACTTAGCAAGGTACACATAGATAGTTTCTACGCTGACTCCGCACTCTTTAGCAATATCTTCTGGAGTTTTCTTGTCCATATGATATCTTTTTTTAAGCCATAGTTCACTTGTATATAGTTTAGCACCCATGATATTATTTGTCAACCCCCACTGCTTTACCCCAATTTTTCATAGCCCAATGCCCAATTCCACAAGCATCTGCAACGTCATTATCAATGATAGTTCTATCATAGATTGTATTAATAAATTTAATTGTTCTTTCTTTACGAAGGTTTCTTTCGTAAGTTTTGTACCAAGAGATAGACTTTCCAGGGTATTGATACCTTATTACAACTTGCTCATCCTTAGAAATCTTTTTATTACCAATAAAATTTTGCCAAGTAATCGGTGAAACTTTTCCTATAACTTTAGTTCCAGACTGACCTGCTGATCCAAGAATCGCTCCTTGAACTAAAGCCAAATCCGCTGCTGTCTTTGGACTATTCATAAACACGGTATGCTCAATTACTATTGCTTCAAAACCACCATAATAATCAAAAAATGCTTTAACTTTTTGTCCAGCATCCATAACCTTTTCATATGTATTATTTCCTTCAAAATTAATTTTACCAACTACGCCCAACGTTTCTTGTTGGGTATCAAAAAGAGCAAAGGCAAGGCTGTTGGTGCTGGCATCTATTGAGCATATAGTCTTTGGCATAACTTCAAACCCCCACTTATTTTTCATCAAACATTGCCTTTATTTCTTTTAACGTAAGGTTAATTTCTTTTGGGCTAACAATGCAGAAACTACAAAGCAAGTCATCATTATATATTGACAACTGTGCTTGGCAGTTTGAGCAAAGTCTTACCTTTCCAATTCTTTTTTTACGTTTTGTGTAAACGTATCTTTGTGCAATGTTTTCTTTTGTTGCAAAGTTTCTACACTCTGCAGAACAATATATCTGATAAGATATTTTTGTTTCAAAACTTACATCACACCATTTGCAATTCTTCACCAAGAACCTCCAAGGATTTGAGTTTTACAACCCCTGTCCCTGCAGACTCACATGCCTTTTTAATTGGGCATGACTTGCAAATTTTTGAATTAGATCGATAATTTTTTGTTGGCAAAGTTTGATTTTCCCAATTTTTTCTTACCTCTCTCATCCAATCAAATGCCTGGTCTACCCACCGACGGTAATGATCGTTTACTTCTACAGGCAATATAAGAAGTTCATGATTGTTTTTATTTTCATAAATCAGTACTCCCTTTGCCCTTTTAAAAATTTTCATATAAATTAACAACTGCATAAGGTGACCGCTCTTTGCCTTATTTTTTGTTTTTCTATATTCAAATCCTTCATTCATCATTGTCTTAATTTCACCAAGGAGTTCTTCTCCTTGCCAGTCAAGCATAACATCGCCATATCCAAAGATAGGAGGATCATCATGTCTAACCTTAAACTCTGTAGTATCTTCGCCTTCATCATCTTTATAGATTTTTGCAATTTTAGAATTCATCATCGCTGCCTGAATTCTTGCATGAGAAAGACTTCCAGCAGTCATATTTGCTGCGCTGTATGCATCTGCATTATCTTCAAACATTTGACCATCAAAAGCCAGGTACCAATACCTTGGGCACTCTCCATGACCAAAAGCAATAGTTGATGGCGCAAAAGTTTTCTTTGTTGTATGCTTATCAACTCTTTTTATAGTATAGCCTTCTTGAATTTTTTGAATCAACCCAGAAACATCCATAGGATGTATTGGCTGCTCTTCTGGCTTTATCATAATCGTGTGCAATAAATTTTTTGTCATTGTTATTATTCTCGTTTCTGTTAATCTAAGTATAGCAGAAAATTACTTTGTTGTGTATTTTAATGCAGAAACAAGATTATTAATTGCTTCGGCTGCGGTGTAGTATAAGTTCTTCTTTCCACGATCAGACTTATCGACATTTGCCATCCATGTAGCCTTTAAGGCCATTTTTGCTGCAATTGCCTGAAGTCTAACTATCTCAACTGTTGCAACATTTAATGGAATGTCTGGCTTTAAGATTACTTTGGCAATAAATGTAAGAGCAGTAGTGAGTTCTTCATCTTCCATGTAGTCTGCAATTTCTGATAGACCATTAATCATACTTAGTGTAGTTATATTTTCTGACAACTTATACTCCTAATAACCAGTTTTTGGAGGAACAACGCCATCACGGTGAGCCTCTTCTTCGTATCGCTTCCATGCTTTTTGAAAGTCTTCTCTTTCATTAAGCGTCTTTGCGTATTGAGATCTTACTTCCCCGTGTGCGACTGGATCAAGCGGATTGTTTAAACCAGTAAATCTATAATTGGTTGTTGGACAATAATCAAGACTTAGTATTTCAAGGAACTCTCCTTCTTTCCAATTTCTTTGAGGTCTCCAGTGTATTTGATTTACTGCAGCAAAAATAATTGTTTGTCCAGGTTCCAACGGGTATACCTTTTCATCAATAATTAGATCCCATACGATGTTTGAACCAAAATTAGTATTAACAGTTATTAGATTTTCATCAGCGTCAATATGTGGTGGCAACATTGGATTGGTTTTGCCTTCAGAAAAATCTAAATTATATTCAATATAATTGTAATGACACAAGGCAATGTCTCCATTGTATAAAGGTTTTACTATCCTGTCAATTTTTTCTTCAATGTGCTTTGGCATTACAAATTCAATAAGTTGTCTAGACATATGTGTAATATTTTTTGGTCTAAACCTTCCTTCAGGTGATGGATCTTCTTCATGCTGTTCGTTTGGTCTATAAAAAACTGGCTCAAGAGATTTTCCATGATCAAAAATAGAACGAAGTTCTTCGGCATCTTCTAAAGTATAAACATCATCTGCATAATATGGAAGATCCCTTGTATACTTTTCCATTGATGTTAAAAATTGGTGCATAGGTGCTGTTTGTCTTTGATTGTTTTCCATTTTGTTATCCCTTTACCTTGTCTTCTATAGAGTTTCTTTCTTTTTCAAAACTATTGTTTGAATTTTTATCTTGATATCTCATGTTGTCAATTGATTTATCATCAGAATTTGATGTCCATGGCTCATTATTTTTTGACCACTCTGTCCACTTTTTTAAACCAATCTGCCTCATATTATTAACATGATCTACTGTTAATGGCTCTTCCATTCCGACAACTTTAAAATGACAGAAGATCATTTCCATATATTCTCCATCTAAAAATTCTCTTACAGGTCTCCAGTGGACCTGATGAGTCCCTGAAAAAGTAACTGCTTGGTTATCTTGTAGGTTATATGTTGACTCAATACCCAAGTTGTCTACAGTAACACCCCAATCAATATTAGCCTTTAGTTGTATGTCTAATGTAATTCTTGGTGAATCAAATGCTTCATCTGTATGAGGAAACAATAATGGCCAGTAGGTGTACTTCTGGCAGTTTGATTTTGTTTTTTCATACCTTGAAAAATTATACTCTGATAATATTACTTGTCTTCCATAAAGGTCGGTTATAAGTTTTTCAAGTTTTTCTTTAATTTCTGTAGGAAGTTCTAGGTGCCAGGTATTGTACCCAAGGCTTTTTACAAAATCTGTCTTTGTTGTTGTTGAGACCAAGTTGTATATATCAGAAGTTTCTTTTTCTGTAAGTACAGTTTTTATTACTACGTTTGCTAAGTTGTTAAGCATGTTCCCCACCATTTCTGTTTTGTACTCCATTATGAATTCCGTCAATCTTTTTTCTATGCTCAAACTTTGTATCAAGTCGTAAATCAAAATACAACATCTTTACATATTCTCCACTAGCCCAGATTCTTTTTGGTCTATAATGAAGATAGTCTAAAGGCTTTAATAGTAGTGCAGAGTTATCTTTTATAATATGTAGTTCATCATCAACTCCTATTGCCCATTCCACTGTAGACTCTAACTGATAATCTAAGATAAGAGAAGCCTTTCCTCCATCATAGTGTGGTGACAAGTCTGGCGTTCCAAAATTTGGACTATACTCTCCATAGGTGAATGTGCCGTTAATCAATCTGTATTCATTTGTTGACTCTTTGTCATTAACAAGATTATGTATTTTTTTAGTAATATTTTCAGGCACGTTAATTCCAGCGCAAGTAGATCTTCCAAGTTCTTTCTGTATTTTTACAATTGTGTCCACATAGGTATATTTACCATGAATATCATCTATCCATTCAATATGTTCTCTTGTCGAGAGTTGCTCATTGATTGCCTGGTTTAGTTGGGCAACTTCTTCTTGAGAAAATACATTTTCAATAACTATAGAGTTCATGGTTCTATTATACCTCATCAACTAGTTGCTCTAAAATAGACATTTCTATAACAGCAAGCCTTACTTTTGAGTTGCCTTCGCCAAGAGCAATGACTATGGCTGGATCGTTTCCATTTCTAATCGCATCGGTTGTTGCCTTGGCCCAAACCTCTTTATTCAAAGTAAAGGACTTTCCAACCTCTTTAAAGTCAACCGTAAAATTTGCCCAAGTAGCATCCCCTTTGTGGGCACCACGCCCAGAGTTCTTGTGCTGCTTAGCACCTATGCGCTTTGATTCACTCTTCTCTGTCATTACCCTTCCATTTCTGCTTACCAAACTTTACTTCAGATAGATGTTTATCCTTGCACATCCAAGTTAATATTTTTGTCTCTGCATATAGCCTTGATGTATTGACTAAAACTTTACAAGTGTGACAAATAAATTTACCATTATAGACAGTATAGTTAGACATTAAGTTTTGACTTAATTGATTCTTGCAAGTCAAGATCCTCTCTAACACGATTAACGAATGCTTCTTTACCTTGGACTTTTGTACCGTCAGGAAGTATGTACCAAGCACCAGTTCGTTCTACAATACCGTTTAGTTCTGCGGTAGTAACCAAATCACCGATGGTATCAAGACCAATATCGTCACCTCTAAAATAAAAATCATACTCACCAGACTGGAACCCTGGAGAGGTTTTGGAGAACTGGAGTTCCCACTTAATAGTTCTACCAATTTTTTCTTCAATTAATTTATCTCCTACCTTAATTTTTCCTTTAATCGCTTGATTGTCGGACTCGGAACTAAATAACTTAACAATGCAAGAAGAATAAAACTTAGTAGCCTGACCACCAGAAGGCTGCTGGCTAGTATACATAGCGTTAATATTATTGCGAGACTGGGAAATAAG